GCATTGCCGCCCAGGGTGATGCCGCTGGCGGCAGCAGTCAGGGTGATGGCGTGGGTGGCCGCGGCGGCATTCACCACCGTCAGCTCAAAGCTGGTGCCTACGTCCAGTTGGCCGCCGAAATAGGTCTTCAGCGTGGCTCCGGTGGGGGTGGTCAGCGCACGACCCGCAGTCGGGGTCATGGTCACCACACCGCCAACGGTCTGCGCCGCAGTCAGCTCGGTGGCTTCGTTGGCAGCCGCGGTCAAAGGACGCTTGCTGGCGTGGACCTCTTGGACGCCGAGGTCCGAGGTCAATTCAAAAATTGAGGAAGGCATGGGTCGTTCTCACTGGTGCAAAAGGTGGAAGCCCCGCTATGTGGCGGGGCGGTTACGCCACTAGGCGTCAGTCGAAGTTGCTGGTGACCGTGATGCGCACGATGCCGATGTTCTCGGTCTCAAACACCTTCTCCCAGTTGGCAGCAGTGGCCAGATCCGAGGTCTCGGGGTTCACAGGGCCGATGTAACGGGCGCCCAGCGGGTGGTACACGTTGTGCCAGTCCACGCTCATCGCGTCGGACTTGGCCAAGATGTCGCGGTCCACTTCTGAGCGAAGTGCGGCTTGCTGGCCGGTGCCGACAGCGCCGGGGGCCATCACGAAACAGGCGTATTTCGTGCTGGAGCCGGAGCCGGAGGTGGGGACGTCCTTGCTGCGGATCACGCGCATCCCCATGTAGTAGGGGACCTGCATGTTCGCGGTGTAGGCGGCAGCCACCGAGCCACCGAACGCGTTGAGACCAGTCAGGTTGGCGGCAGTGTTGGTGCCGGCAGTGACGCGAGCCTCCGACGCGCTGACGAAATCAATCGCCTTGCGCTCCTTCAGGTCCGCATACACCAGCGGGTGCATCACGATGGCGCCGAGGCGCTCAGCGTCTTCGCCGAGAATGGCTTCGGCAGCTGCGATCTGGCGGGGGCCGAGGGTGGTCTCGCCGGAGCCCGAGGCGTCAACGCTCAGCGCCGCAAAGGCGGCGGTGCTGTTGCTGGTGCCCAAGTTGCCGAACACGCCGCGCAGGGTGGCGATCATGTCCTTCTGCTGCTGGTTGCTGATGTAGTCAGCCAGCTTGGCGCCGATGGCACCCATGGGGTCACTGCCAGCCGCGAGGCGAGCGAGATCCCGCGATTCCCAGGCACGCCCGCGATGCAGAACCACGCCGATCTGCTTGTCGGCGGTGATCTTGCCGGGGGTCAGGCTGGTGTTGTCGGTCAGACGCTCAGCATCGCCGCTGAGGTCCGCCTTCCAGTTCGGAATGGTGACTTTGTCGCCACCCTCGTTGACGTTCAGAGCGTCAAGAGCGGTGACAACGCCGGAGGTCAGAAAGCTGTTACGGACCGTCGATGCCTCAATGAGGTACGGCGTAAAAACCTCTGGAATGATTACGTCGGAACGGACGACTGCCATGATTCAGTGCAGAGTGGTGGAACAGGGCGTACCGCTCAGCCTCGGCTGGCCTCAGCTTTGAGCCGGTCGTGCGTGGCGCGATCCTCCCGATATAACCGGGCGATCTCCGTCAAATTCGGCGGTGAACTCGTGAACGGGTTATTCGCTGGTGCAACACCCGTGGGTGCCGCAGGAGCGCTGCCCATTCCGCTCACACCGCTCGCCGCAAAGTGGTGGTCCCAGCCGCTATCTGGTGCCTTGAGGCGGGCCAGGTGCTCGGACAACGGGATCTCAATGCCGCCACTGATCACTGCAGGCTTGCCGTCAACCTCGCGGAGGTCGCTAGCAATTAACGCCAAGAGTTGGTCGGGACGGAGCGCTTTGGCCGCGGTGATCTCTTGGATCGCTCGGCTTCGTAGCGTTTCCGTCGCTCTCGCTTGACGCTCGGCGTCAAGCTGGGCACGCACCTCGCTGAGCTGACGCTCAAGCTGCAGGTTCGTCTCCTTGGCGTCCTCCCACAGCTTGCGGTATTCGCCGGATTGCTCCAGTTGCTGGGTTTCTCCGGTCTTCAGCTGGGCCTGCGTCGCTCGTAGCGATTCCTCAAGCTCCTGTAACTTGCGGTTCAGCTCGGCGTTTTTCTCGCCGGCTCGCCGCTTGTCCTCCGTAACAAGGTCAAGCTTGGCGCGGAGACGTTGGAGTTCTTCGGTGCTGGTGGGCGCTACAGCGTCGGGTGAGGGCGACACGGTCGCACTCTGTTCCTGCACCGCAGGAACCCCGTTGACTGATTCAGTCACGCGGGTAAGTGAGGGTACAGCCGAGATTGCCCTCGCCCTTCGGGCGAGATTTGCCTAGCGCGTTTACACAAACTCCGGCAAGGTTATGCACCGGCACAGCGGGTGGAGCGGCGGGGCGCCGCGTGGGAACGCCTGAGGCGTTGGTGCCACGGTCTGGTGCAAGGGGCGGCATACGGGGCAGGTGCGGGGGTCCAACACCGCGTTCCAGCGCCATTGGCGCAGTTGCTGGAGCGGTGGCGCGGGTTGCGCTCCCGGAGGTATTGGCTGACTGGAGGCCGCGGCCAATACTTCGGCGGCACGCTCCTGCGCGGGGGTCACCGGTGCCCATAGCGCGGCGGCGCTGATCGAGCGGTAACGCTCCGCCCACGCATTCGCCACCGTGCCTTTGCTGACCACCGGCACATCGCGGCCGTTGGTGGTGCGGGTGCCCACCACCTTCCGCGCTACCTCCTCTGTGCTGGGGTCGGTGAAGAACATGCCCACCACGCTGCGCTCCAATAGCTGGAGCAGCTGTGACACAAACGGCGTGATGCCGGTGCTGGCGTTGGGTGTGAACAGGCGCGAGACGCTGGTGCCCACCACGCGGGTGGTGTCCAACACCTCGGTGACGGGGCGCGGGGATACGGCTCCCTCGGGGAGGCGGAAGTAGCGCTGCACCGGTGTTAACACCAGCGTCTCCGTGGCGATCAGGCGCGAGAGAAGCGATTCGCGTAGGAGGTCGTTGGCGTCGAGGAGCCACAGCACGATCTGGCGGCGTAGCTCCGGCCAGCGCAGGTAGCGCTCAAAGCGGCTGGCGGGGAGGTCGCGCAACAACAGCGCGTAGATGCGGAGCGCCAGCTCGTAGAGGACGTCGCGTGCGTCGGCGTTGGTGAGGTCCTCGTTGCGGGTGATGGCAACAGCCAGCTCCCGCAGGTACTCGTCCGGCGTCATGCGGCGTTACGGCCGGGGCGCATGGGCGTGGGGAGCGTCTGGCTGCTCAGTGATTCGCCCTGGCCCGCGTTATCACTGGGCGCTTGGAACGCCATGTCGGGGCCGGTGGCTAACCGCTCCATCGCCTGTTGCTCCGCAAGGCGTTCGGTGGTGGCGCTCACCTCCGCGTCAATGTCCATCGTCGCGGGCAGCACCTCGCCGTCCTGCAGGATGCGCAGCAGCGTCTCCTGGCTAATGGCGCCCTGCATGAACAGCTGGAGCATTGAGGTGATCTCGTTGCCGCTCAGGAACCGGTTGTCGTAGTCGCGGGGGATCGTTACCTCGGGGGGCTCAATGCCCACGTACTCAGCCGCTAACGCGAAGATCTGGGCGATCGTGCGCTCTAGGTCGCCGCTAATGACCGCCATGATCGAGTCGCTGTCGATGCGGTCGATCCGGCGGGCTTCTGCTGCCGCATTTGTCATATTCGCTTGGCTCAAGGTGTTGATGCCAAGCCGGCCGATCTGGTCCTCCAGCTCCTTGAGGCACTTCAGCTGGGAGTCGAAGGCTTCGGAGGTGGGCTCCACAAACTCCGCGCCGCCATCTGGGGGCAAAAGCAGCGCGGTGTTGACGCTGATGCCGATGGGTGTGTCGCTGTCAGGGTCGAAGCCACGCAACACCAACATCGGGTTCGCGCTCACGTGGATTGCGTGGTGGAAGTCGCAGAAGCGCTGCGCATAGGCGATGCACAGGTAGGCCACCTCCTCCAGCGGGGGCTTGCTCAGGAGGTTGCCGATGCGGTTGCTGTAGACCGTCACCAAAGGGATGCGGCTCAAGCTGGTGCGACCGCTGGCGGCAAGATCCCATTTGGCGGGGGCCGTCAGGCCAACCGTGGCGGGGGTTCGCCATAGCTCAAAGCCGCCCGGTGTCATCACGCGGATCTGATCCACCAGCTCCTCGCCGTAGGCGCCGCGGCTCTGCACTACACGCTCCTTGATCCGTACCTGCGCTAACTCCGAGCTGGTGCTGTCGTTCATCGTGCGCCAACCCAAAATCTGCGAAGGCGCCACTGGCACTAAATACGGCTTGCGGCGGAGACGGCGCTCCTCGGCGAGGGTGCGGGGCGTGCCGTCGGCGGCGTAATCGACAATCGTGCTGCTGTGGCCGTACAGCAGGGCGGTGATCAGCTGGCGGCGGGCGTATTCGTTCAGGGTGGTGCCGTCGCCGGTGACGTCCTGGATCCACTCCTGCCAGTAGTCGTCACCCTCAACTTGGATGCCCTTGCGCAAGATGATGCCGGCGGCTTGGGACGCCAGGCGGTTCAGGAACGGGGGCAGCGTGGCGTGGAAGATCCGGCGCTCATACGACGCCTGCGCCTCTGATGGCTCTCGCGGAATGATCTTCTCCGCATAGGAACGGAGAGCGCGGGTGCCGCCAACGCAGATGTCGATCGGCTCCCAATGCGGGAGCATGGACAACACCGCGCTGCTCAAAACGCTGGGGTCGTCGTCTTGTCCGATCTGGCGCAGCAGCGGAGAGGCGGCAATAGCGCGGGTGGGATAGGTGCTGTTATCGGCCACGCGGCGCCAAATCGCTGTTGTTACCGAGGTTTCCGGTGGCAACCTCGCGCAAAGACGCCGGTGCCATGAAGAAGAAGACCAAGGCGCAGAAGAAGGTGGCGTCGGTGATGCACGAGTTCAAAAGCGGCACCCTCAACTCCGGCTCTAAGAAGGGGCCCAAGGTGAAGTCGCGGAAACAGGCGATCGCTATCGCGCTGTCGGAGGCGGGGGTGAAGCGCAAGCGCCCTAAGTGATCGTGCGCGTCTGGTAGTTGGGGTCGCTTTCGTCGAGGTGCGCTTCTGGGCCGAATCCGGTGGCTAACACCTCGGGGGAGATGCCTTCTGGGGTCTGGGGCGCTTGGCGGGTGGCGTCGGACTCCTGTAGCTCGGTGAGCCAAGCGTCAAAGGCGTCGCGGCTCGGGATGCCTTTGGGTAGCTTCAGGAAGCGCCGCAGCTCCTTGAGGTCGCGGGTGAAGATGCTGGCGCCGCTGCTATAGGCGATGTAATAGCGGGCGTTCCAGTCGCGGCCCGTCTCCACGGTCTGGTGCGCAGAAATGCGGTGGGTGCTGCGTTTAGCCATCTGTCGTATGCGCTTGGTTGCGCTCTTTAAGTAGGGGGCTAATCAGTTCGTATGGCCTGGCTGTACTTGGCGTATCAGGGCGGTGC